CGAGTTTTGGAGCGGTAATACTTTTAGCTTTTGCTGCAACAATCTTAGAAAGGGCAATTAATCCTACACCCGCCGCAATTGCAGCAAATGGATTAGTAAACGCCTTTCTTAATGCTTGCATAGTTACCCCCGTGGAAATGGCTAATTTTCCTAATTGTTCTAAAGCCCCTGCAACTACACTTAGTAGACTTCCCAAAACATTAACTTTGTCACCCGCTCCACTTATTACATTTCCTATACTTTCCCCAATAGCAGCCAATCCAGATTCTATGCCGCTCTCTAATATACTCGCCGCCCCTTCTTTAAATTCGTTTGCCGTTTTGTTAAATTCATCCCTTAAGGCTTGATATTTAGCCCCTAATTCTGTTACTTTTTCAATATGCTTTTGTAGCCCTTCAGGTAAAAGGCTCGTTTTTTCTCCGCCTAAAAAATCTGTAGATTGTTTAAATTTTCTATTGTGTGACTTGTCCGTTTTGTTGCTGCCACTCCCGCCGCTACTCTTTGGGTCACGGTTAAAATTGGTTGGTAAAATACCTAATGGGTTTCCGCCCCCCGCTTCTGCTGCGCCATCTCCGAATATTTTCGCCCGAATACCTTTCAATAAATCACTACCTTTTTTAATAGTTTCGTCAATATCCGCATCCGTCAATAAAGAAAGAGGTTTTCCCCCTGCAATATTATTTTTAGCATCTTGCCAAGCGGTTGATATTTCGCCAATTTTGTTTTTGCTATCTTCTACGCCATCCGAAAAGCTATCTTTTAGGATACCTTTTATTTGGTCAAAATCTCCTTTTAGTATCGCCAAAGCGACTTTTCCAATCGCCTTAAATCCGCCAATAATTCGATTGAAAACCAGTTTCACGCTTGCCCATAATCCTTTAAAAGCAAAAATTAACAATTCTACACTACCCCGAAACTGGGAACTACTATTATATAATTGTCGAAAGAAATTAACTAGATTTAATAGGATTTTCCTAGCTGGGCCAATATCCGCAATAATAGCTACCCCAATAGCCGCCACCGCCGCCACCACCAAACCAATAGGCCCTAATAAAAGAGTAAACGCCCCTTTTATCATATTAATAGCTGTTGCGAAGCTTCCCGCCATCGTTCCCGCCGCAATTTTCAAACTTCCCATAACCGACAAAACGGGACCCATTGCCGCCGCCAACAATCCGAATTGAATGATATTATCCTGAATGTTAACAGGTAAATTAGAAAAGGTATTCGCTACTTTTAGCACCACGGCGCTTATCTTCTCAAAGATTGGAAACAAGCGTTCCCCAATCACCGCCGCCGCTTCCTGTAGCGCCAATTTGGTATTTTCTATGCTGTTTTTAATGCCTGATTGGGCTTTAGGTAGTTTTTCTAATTCTATGATTGATTTTGCGACAAATTCCTCAAAACCAATGCCTAATTTTTGCAGTTCTTCCGTGTCCGCCGTACCAAAAGCATTTTTTAGGATGCTCCTAATTTGTGGCACTCGTTCTGCTAATTGGTTGATTTCCTCCGCCGATATTTTCCCTTTTGCGGCTATCTGTGAAAGTGCCAACGTTACGCCGTCCAGTTGTTCGCCTGTTCCCCCTACTAAGGCCAAAGCGTTGCCGAACCCTGCCAATGCCCGCCGTGCTATGTCCGCATCTACGCCGACCGCTTGCAGCCTTACCGAACCCTTCAAAGCCTGTTCAAAATTAAGACCAGGTTTTAATGCTTCTTTCCTTAATTTCGCAATTTCCACCTTCGCCGCCTCTGCACTTCCCATCATGCTTTCCATGCCCATTTTTAGGGCTTGCATATCGCCCGCTATTTTCAAAGAAGCCCCGCCAATCGCTAGGATAGGAAGGGTAATAGCTGCGGATAGCCTACCGCCTAATTCCGCCATTTTTCGACCACTCCGTTGTAGTCGAAATTCGGCACGTTTTAGGCTCTTTTCTAGGCTCTTTATATCGCCGCCAATTCTTATTTTAATATCGCCAATTGTAGCCATGATAATTATATTAAGCCTTCTTCTTTTGCGTTCCTATCCATTGCCGCCGCTAGTTCTAAAAAGTCTTTTGGTATAGTTTGTGGCACTTCTTCGGGCTGTTCCCACGGAAAAATAATTAACTGTCTTGGTCGTAAAGTTCGTTTGGAATGCGGCTGTAAGAGTATAGAAGCCAACCACCTTGTTTGCTCCCATCCGATTTGGTATGTTTGTTCGGTTCGTTTTCTGTGGGCATATATTCGCATGGAAAACACATAAAAAGAAGTATCCCAAAATTCCGCCTCGGTCATCCCTATTTCAAAAGCTAATAATAACAGGTCTGGCCAATCTATTTTTGTGCTGTCTCCGCTACTTTCTTTTTTTTTGCGCCATCCAAATAGGTTGTCGTTTGTTGGACAAATTCTTGGGTAACATCTAATGCTAATTGAAAATCATCGTCTAACCAATCTAAAACATCATCGGCGGTAAAATCAACATCATCTTTGTTTTTTCTTGCCCCTTCTTCAAAACCTGTTTGAGCGATAACACAAATATCATCTAAACTTAGATTATCCATCATGTTTCCCAAAGTGGTCAATGCTTCGCCGTTCGTAATTTTCCGTAAAGACCGCATACCGATATAAAAAGGGCGGCGTTTTCCGCCTGCCTTAATTTTTCCTACCATGTCAAAACCATTTTTTGTTAGTTCATGGTGGACGATACTCCTAAAGTATCGTCCACTATAAAGTGCTAATTATTTACACTATCGGCGTATCCGTTACCTCACCAGTTACGGTAATAGTAAACGAAAATTGTACGGCATCATTAACGCCGCCTTGCTTCGATAAAGACGTTACGTAACCGTTACCGCTTTGAAAACTGCTACCGCTCGTTTCGTCGCTCAACTTCCAAGCAATTGCCGTTTTAGCTTTCATAGCTGCCAATAATTCAGAGTAACTATTTGTACCATTATCCACCGCATAACCAGAACCCGACAAAGAACCCGAAATATTCCCCACTATAGAAGATACAAAGCCTGTCGTATCATCTTTACACGCCGTATCAATAGACTCGGCGGATAAATCTAAATTGGCTTCTACTAAACAGTTAATAGTAGCGGGTGTGCCACCTGTATATAATTTTAACAATTTACCTGATATTTTAGACATCGTAATTTTTTTTAGGTTAATAATCTATTTTCAAAAACCCCATTTTACCGCTATTGGTAAAAAGATTTATAATTCTTTTTTAATTTCTGTTTCAATCGCAATTGCCGTCGATTCATCCACCTTTTTGGACTTTGCTAAAGCTGGCTTTTTCCCCTCCGTCAAAGGGTTGCCAATGGTGTGAAAAAGGTCGATAACTTGCCCTTTTTTATGCACCTTATTGTTAGTCGGATTTTTAAACCCGTCTTTGAGTACTCTATAAAACATAGCTATTATTTAAGTGAAATTCGTATTTTAAAATTCGATGAAAGAGGTTTAAATCTTCATCATAAGCCCCGTCTAAATCATCAATTGGCGTAATCCCGCAAAAGTTCAACCCCTCACTAATAAAGCCGTTTTTGTAATCCAAAACCGCCTTAATCGCTTCTTTTATATCAATTGCTTGGGTGTACGTTGGAGCAAAAATATTAAGCTGAATATCTATAGTATTAGCGATTTTTTGCCATCCTATTACCTCCATTGGTAGGCTGCCTATTGTTTCATAAGTAACCGAAGGGAATACCGTATTTTGAGGGGTAACAATTGGAAAAATATTACTACCTATTAAGGCAGTTACCGCACTATCGGCGGATAGTAAATTATGAATTACTTTTCCAATCACCTTATTTTATTTGTTCTTATGTAACTTTTTAAAACTGTTTTTGTGTCCGTTATAATTCCGCCTACTACCGTGTTTTTTGTGGAATGGTAGGCTTTCTCTAAGTAGTGAAAACCCTGCATCCCTGCTTTTCCTCTTTCCATAATGAAGTCGTACCACGCTTGTTGCTTTTCTCCTTTTTTGCTAATCTTAGGACTTACATAAACAGCCGTTATTTTTCTGGAAGTTCTTGAATTAATCGCCCTTTTTAAGGTACCTGGTTTAAATGTCCGCCCATTTCTTGTTATTGGCTTTGCGGCTACGGGGACGTTTTGCCTTGCGGCGCTTACTACTACTTTAGCGTTCTTTTTGAATATCTTTTTTAAGACTTTCGTTTGATAGGCTTTAGGCAATCTTTTTAGTTTATTAATTGCCTTCTGTACGTCCCTATTAGTAGTATTTAGCATTATTCTTTTAGTTGTGCCTCAATCCTTAAATATTGTCGCCGTGCGCCTGTTTCTATGACAGATATAATATCATAATTTTGCGCCTCAAAAACGATTCTATTTTTTTTACTTTTATAAGTACTATTATATCGAACAGTAAAAAAAATAGAAGTGGTGGCCGTTTCTCGTTTGGCTTCAAAATCTTCTGTAGTGCCTCGGTTTCCGTATTCAATTGCCGCTCTGACGGTTGCCAAATCGGAAAAAGTAATTTCCTTTTCCCCAAAACTGTTTTGCACCTCCGTAAAGGATTGTATAGTAATTTCCCTATCCAATTTTATTACCTTATCCCTCCGCCTCATATCCATTCAATTTTATAAAATGACAAAGCCCGTTCAAAAGCCGTAATTTTCTGACTTGGTGGATTCCCCACATTATCAAACGCCTCTCGCATCCAAAAAATCATAGCTTGTTTGACTACTGCGGGAACTTTCGCTATATGTGTCCATCCTGCCACATATTCAATAACTACATTACTTCCTACCTCAATAGTGGGGTGACTTTTGTCACTCTTAAGTTGTAATCTTGCTGGTTCGATGATATTATTAAGCCTGTAGCTTAATAATACCGCCGCCGCATCCATCACCACTTCCGCCCCTGCCTCGTCCGTATAAGTAATAGAAACAATCGATTGTACTTGATTCTTAGCCAACAAAAATTCGCCCTTTGGCGTCATTTTGCAAATAGTGGGGAAACCTTCAAAGGACTGTTTTACCGTTTGTGTAAAAAAAGCCCGATTGGTATAATTTTCGGCTGCTTGTCTGGCTGCTACTATCAAGTCAGTTATATAGGCATCGTCTAACGTGCTACTTGCTTCCACCTCAATACGTTCCTTTGCTTCCGCAAGGGTAAACGGCTCGGTGGCGGGTTGGACGGTGACTTGATAGGCTAATTGATTCATTTATTTACTTGGTATTTTTTTGACGTTATCTTATCTTTTTGCTCCTGTCTCTTTTTGCGTAGCGGTTTTGCGCTTAGTCGCTTTTTTTTCCACTTCGATAATACCAGCATCTAATAATTTTTTTGCTGTTTCTACGTCAACTAAAGTGCTATCACCCGCCCAATACGCCAAATTAAAAGGCGCTCCACTTGGACTTTTTACAAAGGTTACTTTTACTTTCTTAGCCATTTTTAGGAATTAAAGGAAGGAGAAAAGAGAAATTAGGGGCTTTTTAACGCCCCTAATTTTTATATAATTTGACAATTCAAACGCTTGTAATTATGCGGTTAACGCATCTTTTATCGCTGCAAATGCTTTAGGCTGCATTACTGCAACATCCCAATAAGAATTGACAACAACCTCCACCATTGCCTCTTTAAGGTGGGTATATGGATTAACTACTAAATCAATACCCCCCCAATTTCCCGCTCTTAGCTTCGACCAATCGCCGAAAATAATAGCGTTCGCATCAGAAGACGTGCCTTTTACCAAATTGTTAGGTACTTGCGTACTGACGTGCGCCTCGTAGCCTAATAAACTATTAGACTGTTCGCCCCAAATAAAAATACCGCTTCCCGCGTCCGTTTTGGTTTTTCTTAACTTTCCTCGAATACCAGGCGTTGATAAAAATTTCAACATTGCTGCGTCGGCGTTCTCGGTTGCTATTGCGCTTTCTAAGTCTACTAGTGCTTCTCTTGTAGGCGCTAAACCATTCGTTCCCATTGCGACAGAACCTATACCAGTCCAGTTTAATAAGCCTGTTGGTTGGTTCGACGCACCACTCCCATTAATCAAGGCCGCATCTAAAGCTATTTGGATAGCTGCCTCTAAATCTCCCCGCACTAATGGCTCAATAGCCAAATAGGATTGCAAGAAAAATTGGCGGGTCTGTTGCGTCCAAGCAGCTAACCGCTTTGGTGACATCGTGAATTTGCCAATTGACATTTGACTTTCTGTTGCGGTTGTCTTTTCTCCCGCCCATGCTGCACTGGCTGCGGCATCTTGCGTTTGAATATCTACGTTGCCTTGTAGCCCTGTCAATACTTCCGCCCCCATCTCAATCGTTTTTAATTTCGGGCGCAAAACTGGGATAAAATCCCGTTTGGTTGTTTCTACCATATTACCACCATTTGCAGCGACCGCCACTTCTAAGGCTCTTTGCTCCGCTCGCTTTGAGCCTACAAAGTGCACTAACTTAGAGGGTAAACCGTGCCCCGCTAACTTTACACCTGCGGTTCTCGCTTCTTTGATAGCTTCCGTATCCATTTCGGCGTATACGCCTACCAAACCACCGTTACTAGACAGTCTATGCTGGACTAACTCCGCAATAGAATACCGCTTGGAAATTTTCCCTAATTCCTTATCTTCGCCGCCGCCAATTACGGTACCAGCGTTAGGCATTGATTCCCGCTTAAAACGCTCCATTTTCTCGGCTGTTTTAATCTGTTTGTTCAATGCGTCTTTTTGAAGGTCTAATTGGTCAAACCTTTTTTCCTCATTATCAGAAATATTTCTATTTTCTTTAAAAGCAAGGGCAATGATAGCTTCCATTTGCGTTTCAAGGTCGCCTCTTTCTTCTTTAAGTTCTTTAGAAGTTTTCATATTCAAGAACAATTTTAATGTTAAGTAAAAAAAATATATAAAGGAAGTCCGAAAACTTCTTAAGCTACTCTTAGCTTTAGCGCCCGTAAGTCTCGGGCTAAAGTATCTGCTTTAGCTGGCGTATCTTCTTTTTTGTATAAATCAAAACTCCGCTTTGCTACGGTCGTATCTTGATAGGCTGGGAAGGTGACGGGGGAAACATCATAAAGAATGTCAACCACTTTAATACGCCTTGTTTCTTCCCAATCGTCATTGTCTAATTTCTTGGACTCCCAAACCGATTCCTTTATTGTAAAACCAAAAGAACTTTGGGACAAATCGCCCCGCTCAATCATTTCTAAAAGGTCATTCCCGCATTGAGTTTTTGGCGCTTCAAATTCATACCGTAACCCTTTAGAATCAACCGATAATTTTAAAGTACCGTTGCCCTGTGCACTTCTAGCCAACAGAAAATTGGGGTCATGGTTAAATAATGCCCTAACGTCACTCGTTTTAATAGCTTCATCAAATGCTCCTTGTTCAATCACTTCATTGAACCAACCCAAATTGGTAGGCGAATCAAAAACGGCTGCATAACCTTCTATCATACGGCTTTCGCTGCCATCTTCCGCCGCTCTTACTTTCATAGTAGCGGTAAAATTTCTTCTTTCTATCGTTTTAGGCTGCATTGGCTAAATTTTGTTTATCTGTTACAGAATCTCCCTTGTCCTCACTATTTCCTTGCAATTCGTCTAATTTTTCAACATCGGTCATATTAACAGGCACAAGGTTTTTGTCGCCACCTTCCACGCTGTTCATGTTCTCCATTCGTCGGACTTCATTAATCGTAAAATAGCCCCATTTCATACCCGACTCATAAAATTTGGTACGAGTCGCTACATCTCCACGGAGTAGCCCGTCCATATTAAAACGGGTAAAATATTTCCCTTTTTCGTCCTTCCTTAGTAGTTTTCTGTTCAATTCCTGCTCTATCTGTCTACATAAGGCAGATAAACCGAATTTCACAAATTGCAGGGTTAAATGCTCAATATTATTGAACGTTGCTCGTTCTAAACTAGAAAGTAAGTGGACAGGTACGCCAATTATTCGGCTAATTTCCTCTACATTAAAAGACCTACTTTCGTTTAACCCTGCATCCTTAGCGTTGCTACTGACTGGCTTAAATACTCGCCCTTCTTGTAGGTGTGCCACTCTACCAGCGTTTTCTATCCCGCCATATTTTGCCTCAAAATCGGATAGCATTTTTGCACTGCCTAAATTACCCATGACAGGCGCTTCAATCGGTGATTCAATCACACCCGAAAGTGTGGCACCGTTCTGATAATAATTTTTGGCGTGTTCTTGCGTAGCTAAAACATTGCTCACCGCATCTTTATGAATAATTGCAGAGGAATAACCAGCTAAACCATTTTCAGATAATCCTTTAATATGAATAATGTCGGTCGCTTCTACCGTCATGCCGCCAATTCTATAATACAATTCGTAGGTCTGTTCATTATAGATAGGCTCACAAACGCCAGGGCGCAAAATCCGCATACCAATTGGCTGGGCGTTCCTGTCTCGTTCAATAAAGGCATAAGAATTGCCCCCATTTGCAGGGTTAACCAAATTTAAAATTAATGCTCGGCGGAAATCAAAGGAAGTATAAAGTCGGTGTGGTTCATCATGCAATAAATAAAATAGGCGGTGGTTAATAGCCTTGTCATTGTCGCCATTCTTTTTCCTTTCAAACAATTCTAAAGGAAAGGCGGCAACGGTACTGGCATAAATATCCAAAGCCCTCCAAACGGCGGAAATGCCCAAAGTCTTTTCTTTGGTTACCGCAATAGTAGAAAGGCCAAGCCCCAACATGGTGTTGGTGAATAGCCCCGTTATGCTACGCCTGAAATATTGCTTTATTTTGTTGATGATACCCAAATTGAAACATTTTTGGGCAATATCGGAGTGTTTTTAACAAATAGTGGTAATGATTCATTACCTATTTTGGGGAAAGTGGTGTTTTTTGGGGTAATTGGTGGGTTTTAAATGAAAAAAAGCTATTTGCATATATGCAAATAGCTTAAGTAACTAATTAACTTTTATTATTTCACTTTACAAAGGTAGGGAATTTTTAGTTTGCATATTTTTACCGCTCACAATATCGGTAATATTCCTGTGTATTAATCCAAGTAGCAAACCTAGATTTAACTTTCAAATAATCATGTAATTGTCTTGCAGAAACGCACTTTTGGAAAGTCTCACCTACTTTTTCTTCTTTAATAGGTACTAGTTGTTTTAAATCATTCATTCGTGGTGGAATTTAAAGTTAAATAAAAAAGGCAACCCCTTCTTTTTTGGTATTCCACCACAGAACAACCTAAAGAGTACCGACCCTAAATTAATAGGAAAGGTTAAGGAGCTACCTTAGTTTTTATTATTTAAACCAGACTTGATTAAAAAAGGAATATAGACCGATACTTTTACCGACGGTTGTTTATGTATTGTGGTGGAATACCTAACAAAAATACATGAATTTGGGTAAATTACCAAAAAAGTGGTTATTTTAGTGTTTTTATAGAACCAGAAACTAATTGATTATGAAAAATGTATTATTATTTTTTTGCTGCCTACCTTTTGTTTTAACTGGTCAAATTGTCCAAACAAATATTGAAACGATTGACGAAATAGAACAAAGTTTTAAAAGGTGGGGCGGCAAAGAAGAAAATATCTTAATTCAATTATTAGAAGAAACCAACATTGATAGTGGCGAAAAAAACAGAAAAATAACTATTGAAATTAAATCCAGCCAACGGGAAATTAACTTTTCTAGTCTTGGTTTTGGTAATATCGGCGCTTTTGAAACCTCAAATATAGGCATCGACTTAACAACAAATGAATATGAAGCCTTTTTTATCATCAATCCTACCTACTACGCCCAAATCAAAGACTTTTTAAACAAAACGCTTTTCAAACACAATGCCCCTGCAAAGAATAGTTTTACTTACAATCTAAATCTTGACAATCGGTTCAATATCTCTTTAGTATATGACAAAAACAGCACGACCCGAAAATATAAATATGTACTCCGCTTAGATGAGGCTTGGTTCACGATTACTTTTGATGAGGGGCTTTCTTTATTACGTAAATTAATAGAGTTTCAGGATAAGGCTAAGTAAAGCCCTTATTATATACTTCAAAGCGTGACAAAGGGTAAAAAAGCCGCTTGGATACTATCTAAGCGGCTTTTTTATTTATTATGCTACTGCTTTTATTTTAATATAAAGGGGGATACTATCCCAAATAATTTGTATAGCCTTTTCTTTTTCTAGTTCTTTTAGCATCGTTTCCCAACGACCTATACTAGTTGTAGAAAGTGGGCACGATTTGCCCATAATTTTTTCAATCGTCCTAAAATTAGGGGTTAATCTCCTTATTAATAATCGTCTGATTGTTATGTCGTCTGATTTGTCAATTTTGTAGGCTTTTGTTTTTTGTCTTGGCCTATATTTGTTGGTTGCTGTTATCATTAAGTATATTTTAAATAGGTCGATTTATTACTTTTGAAACTCTGATACGTGGAATACCTCGTCACCTGAAAACTATCGTACAATTCCCTCTCTACCGCCTCAAAAGCTTTTCGGTGATTCTGATAAATAGGCACTAGTTCGTAAAAACGTTGAAAGTAGCCACTAGGCCGTAACAGCCTAAGGTGAGAACTTGGTATTTTTAAAGTATCTACTTTATTCATTTGTTTGTTCTGCTAATGTATCATATATAGATTTCCTCCCTTTTACTACTGTTTTAACCTCCGATTCCTCGTTTTCTGCTAGTATATCGTAGATAGAACGCCCTTTGTTTTCCAATGCCCAATCCATCCACTCCGATATGGCCATCACTAGCGCCACCATACCATCCACTTTCTCATTACTTTTTGCCTTGTCAATCTTTATTCGGTCGTTTCCGTCACTATACAAAGCTATATTTGAAAACATCCACGCTAAAACAGGGTTTAGTAAGTGATTTAGTTCTTCCTCTGCTACCATCCTTTCCAGTTCTTTTGTGCCTGGGGAAAGTTGCTTAAGCGTTTGAGGAACGTAATTCATAATCTTTTCGTCGATGCCCTGTTTATTTAGATTAATTATCAATTGCGATGAATTATAAATGTCATATCCTATACTTTCCAACTGATAAAGCGAATAAGCTTCTAATATCGCTTCTTCGATTACATCATAATCCGTAGCATTTCCCCCCGTCAATATTAAAAAATCATCTTTAGCCCACTCCGTATAATTTACCTTATCGTTTTTTGTCCTGTCCTCCGCATTTATACCTGGTATAAAAAACTTGCATAAAATAACGTGCTTTTCTTTCAAGTGCCGCCGTGGGAAAAATAACACCAAAGCGTTTATATCTCTAGTAGATGCCAAATCCAAACCACCAAAACACCGCCGCCCCTTCAACTTCTCCAAATCGACCTTTTCAAAATTCTTATTCCACTTTTCGATGGGAAACCATGCACTATGCGAGTTCGTCCAAACATTCAAATTTTTAGTAAGGAAACTATTAAGCTTTTCCGCCCCATATTTCGCCGCCTTATCCGCCTGAATCTTAAGCGTTTTGAGCATAGCGGGAATAGTAACGGCTAACGGGTTGGCTTTCCCCCAATTCTTTTCATCGTCCCACTCGTCCCCCTCGTCAATGTCAAACATGATACAGAACAAAGTATCATCCACCAAAACCCCTTCCAATACCTTCTGACATACATTAACCTCGAATTTTGCGCATGGATAATGTCGATTAACTCCCGCCGTAGTGATAATGAGCGTTAAAGGTTGTTCCCTTAACCCGAACCCCGTCTCTAGTATATCAATCATTTGATTGGTTGGGTGGGCATGGTATTCGTCAATGAAACCAACCGAAGGGAAAAACCCATCTTCATTTTTTGAGTCTCGCCCCAACGTCTGTATAAATCCGCCACCTTTGAGGTAGATTTTTTTCTTATATTCACTTTGAGAAATTACAACCGCATTTCGGAACTTCTTACTTTCCTTCGCTAAATAGGTAGCCATCACCCGAATAGCATCAAAGCCAATAGCCGCCTGTTCTCTTTTCGTCGCTGCCACGTGGATTTCTGGCGCTCCGTCCCTATCGCTCCACCACAAATACAAAGAAAGTGCCGCTCCTAATTCCGTTTTGGCATTCTTCCGACTAATCTTATTATAAGCCGTCCGAAACCTCCGAAAGCCGTCCGAATTTTTCCAACCACAAATAGAGGCCACTATAAAAGCCTGAAAAGGCAGCAAATTAAACCGTTTCCCCTTAAACCCTTTGCCCTTAGTGTGGCGCAATAGCTTTATAAATTTAATCGACTTAGCCGCTTCTTCCTTATCAAAAATAATATCTGACCGCTTTAGGTCTAATAAATGCCGCTTAACCGATAATTTTACCCATTTACAATGTAAATCGGGGTTATTGGTAACATGGCTTATATATTCGTTTACTAATTCTAAGCCCATGTTTTTTTAATCTAAAATGTCCACTTCCTCTTTATCTTCTCCTAACTTCATTTTTTGACGACTTAATAGATTCAATCCAAACCTATCGCCTATGCTTTTTGCATTCGCCAAAGCTGTTTTGGCATTCTTATAGTAAGGTGATACTATTTCCATTTCCTGCTTACCTTGTATCAATATCGTTACGCCCGATTTTTCCGCCACCTTGGCTATACAATTAAAATACAAATCCATCTCTATACAATAGGCGGCAATGGAATAAAGGTCAACTATAGTTATAACCTGACTAGGCCGCAACTCCTTAATTACTGTTTTCCAAATCTTCTTTGCACTATCACTTAATTCCACTGGACATCTATAAGTCATTTTTTAAAATTTTACCCCCCCCCTATTGGGATTTTTCGGCCTCACACAAATTTGGTAGATCG